CCCTATAGATACCAGTACACTAACTATACAATGTCTGGAGGAGTTCCAACAGGAGGAACTTGGTCAGAAGTTGACTATGATAATAACAGATGTCAACAGACTGCAATCTGGAATTATGACGGAGTAAATGGTTATAGTGACAGCTATGAATACCTTGATGAAAATCATGATACCTCAGGAGCTGTTCCAATCTATAATCCACAGGATGTTTCTGACTTTATTTCAGGTTCATTGCACTTCTGCTGCCCTCCTGACCTCTTCAGATACTGCAAGGCAAATGCAAACATTGCTGGAACATTTGCTTATAGTGGAACTCTCTACCATAATCCTACTTATGAAGTAGGTAACTACTCATACAAGGACTTTGGTATAAAGGGAAGAATCTGTCCTTACCTGCTTAAGCCTGTGCCAAACACTACAAGTGTTGCAAACATGTTTAGACAGTGTAAACAGCTTTCTTCTTACTTTGAGGATAATACTAAGGCAAAGTCAAGAAAGATTCCTACATCATTCTTCAGCTATGCTCCTAAGGTAACTAACCTCAGCTATGCTTTCAGTGGTCTGATTTTTGACTCAGCTATAGATTTGGCAGTATTCCAAAGTGTGGACAATCTTGATATTAACCACATCTTCTGGGGTCCTTTCTTTGAAAGAAGTACAGTATCTGCTCTCTTCCTTGGTAAGGCTATTACCAATGCAAGACATGCTTTCTCTGTTGTAGGTACTGATGGTGATGTGCAAACAGACCAAACTCCTCTGACAAGAAATCAGAATGTAACATTCAGTTCTGTGTTTACAAAGAACAAAGTTGCATCTAACCTTGTTGGAACTCTCTACACAGACTCTTATGTCTTTGCTGGTTATAGAAGTTCAACAGTCCAGTTCTCAGGAACAAAGACTCTTGATACTGCCTCTTATAAGTATAACTACGCTACTGTTTAAGTAGCGTAGTTATAACTTAAAGAGTTAGACTATTGCAAATGTCGAAATTTTTACATATTTTTGCAGAAATATTTGAAGACTATGAATAAGCTGAAAAACTATATCATAGGAATCCTAGTATTTCTGTGTACTATCAGTTTCAGCTTTGGTGCTTTTCAGCTCAGTCAGCTAAGAAGTACCAGAGCTGAACTTGATATTGCACAGTCCAACTATAAGGCCTATGAGGTACTCTACTCCCAAGCTAAGGAGGATAATAGAGTATTTAAGCTGACAGTTGACCAACTTAGTTATAGCAAGGACTCCTTGGTGCAAAAACTAGATTCAGTAAAGAGGGCAAATAAGGCCCTTAACAAGAAGGTAAAAGCTCTTGCTTATCTTGAATCTCAGGCTCACATTGCAGATACTATCAGACTAAGAGACACTCTCTTTGTCAATGATATGCCTCCTATTGATACTACTATTCAGAACAAGTGGTATCAAGTAGGCCTTCATCTTGCCTATCCTAATGAGGTGGGGTTTGATATGAAGGTTAATAGTGAGAAATATCTTATGGTGTCTTCAAAAAGAGAGACAGTTATGCCTCCTAAGAAATGCTGGCTTGCAAGGCTATTTCAGAAGAAGCATACTGTTCTTGAGGTAGAAGTGCATGAGGAGAATCCCTATATTGAGAATGGCAAACAAAGATTTGTTGAAATCATAAACTAGAACAATTATGGTTATTGAAAAAATTTGGCTTCAAGCTACTCAGCCACTCAATACATCAGTATTGTGGCTTGATACCTCTGGGGCAAAGGGAATCCTTAAGATGTTCTTCAAGGGTTCTTGGATTCCTGTAGGTGATGAGTCAGGGGAAATTGAGGATATTGTAGAGCAGCTTCAAGAGCTTGCTAATACAGTAGCAGGCTATAGTGATGCCATTGAGCAAATTTCAGATGGTCTTAATGGAAAGGTTGACAAGGTTCAAGGTAAGCAACTTTCTACAAATGACCTTACTGATGAGCTTCTTGACAAGCTTAATGGCATTGAGGCAGGAGCTCAGAAGAACACTGTGACTTCTGTAGCAGGTAAAACAGGAGAAGTCACTCTGACCAAGAGTGATGTAGGTCTTGGTAATGTTACCAATGATGCTCAAGTCAAGAGAAGTGAAATGGGCGCAGCTAATGGTGTAGCTACCCTTGATGCTAATGGAAAGCTTGTTACCTCTCAGATTCCTGAGGTAGTAGAGATGCTTTCTTATGGTGTAGAGTGGGATACTTCAATAAGTAACCCTGCCTGCACAAGAGTTGGTAATCCCCTGCTTCACAAGTCTCTTCCTATTCAATCTGCCCTTAAGGGTTGTATTGCAGTAGGTAAAGACATCAAGTACTACCTTAATCCAAATGACTGGACACAAAAGGCAGATGGAAGTGGTGCAGCAAACCTCGATGGAACTGATGGTTATGTAAGAGTACATTCATCTAAGTTCTATGCCAGAAGCTTCATCAACGGAACTAAGAGACAGGTAAGATTCTCTACTGTGCAGATTGACCCTACATGGATTGAAATCCCTGAGATGCTCATTGATGCTTACAGACCTACTATTGATAGAACCAACGGTGCTTCTCTCAAGCTTGCTTCTGTTGTTAATACCTCTACTTATTATAGAGGAGGTGGTAATAGAACTGACTATGATGATTACCTTGCCACAGACCCTGCAAGAAGTGACCTTGGCAAGCCTGTAACAGCCCTTACAAGAGCAGTTGCCAGAACTTATGCTAGAAATGCTGGTTCTGAGCTTATGTGTTATGAGTACTATAAGTGGGTTCTTTACTGGATGTTTGTTATTGAATATGCAACATTCAATTCACAGGCTCCTGTAAATAACAATCTTACTGCTGAGGGTTATCATCAGGGAGGTCTTGGTAATGGTATCTCTACTATGGGTAACTGGGATAAATACAATGGTTACTATCCAATTACTCCTTGTGGTGCTACCAATGCTCTTGGTAACTTCTCTGGAGAAGTTGCAGTAAATATTCCTGCCTTCACCTATATGGATGGTGAAACTGAAGTCACTGTAGCTGCTCAGACACTCTATGCAAATAGATATAGAGGTATTGAGAATCCATTTGGTGATGTGTGGACTAACCTTGATGGTATCATTATTGATGCTGACTGTGGTGATACTGGTAGAGGAGACAATCTTAATATTGTTTACACTACTACTGACCCCAATGCCTTTGGAGAGACACTTACAGATGCCTATCATATTGCTGGTCATGAGCTTCACCAAGATGGTTACATTGGAGAGTTTGACCTTGGAGAAACTGGAGAAATCATTCCTTCTTCTGTAAATGGAGGAGCTACTTCCAAGAAGTGTGATTACCACTATACTGGAGGAAAGGACACCACACTTAGAGCCCTCCTCGTGGGTGGCCATGCTAATACTGGTGCTTCTGCTGGTCTTGGTTTCTTCTACTCTTATTATTCTGTGGGTACTTCTAATGCTCATTTCGGCTTCCGCTCAATAACAGTAATTGATTAAGAGCAAAATTTTTGATTAAGTACATTCGTACTTTCTTAGTGGTTTTTAAGTTTAACAATTAAATTAGTAGAGAATTCAGTTGACAAAGTAGTTACCAACAAAAATTTCAAACAACAGGTTGTTGCACCGATATTGCTAGGTTTTTCTTAGAGAAAAAGAGGAAAACTAATCTCTATCCTCAGTGCAGTTATTCCTTGTTAGTTACAATGATAGTTTACAAATAAAAAAAACCCTCATCGTAGGTAGCAATGCTAATAATGGTACTAATGATGGTCTTAGTTACTTCAACTCTAATAATTCTGTAGGTAATTCTAATGCTAATATCAGCTTCCGCAAATATATTTTCTTTTCACTTTTTACTCAATAATGGAGAAGCAACAACCCTGCCCCTTGGCAAAAGATAAAGTAGTTTTAATTTGAAAAAGTGTTGGTAAGAAACTGAAGGCTCTTGTGTAAAATATATGAGAAGAGTTGGCTCTATATACCATAAAGTTTATGATAGAGGCAACATAGAATTTGCTGATGATAATGCAAGAAGGCACAAGAAAAACAATTGGGGAATAAAGAAGCATGACAGGCATAGGAAGTCAGATAATGACAAACTTGAGAAAGACCTCAAGAATCTTACCTACCATACCTCTCCTTACAGTACCTTCAAAATTTATGAGCCTAAAGAAAGAGTAATATTTAGGCTACCTTATTTTCCAGACAGAATAGCACATCATGCTATTATGAATGTAACTGAGCCTATTTGGGTGAAGACATTTATAGCAGGGACTTACTCTTGTATCAAAGACAGAGGAATTCATAAGTGCTTGAACGACTTGAAAAAGGCATTGGCGAGGGACAAAGAAGGAACAATGTACTGCTTGAAATTAGACATCAGGAAGTTCTATCCTTCTATTGACCACAGACTTCTCAAACAGGTTATCAGGAGAAAGATTAAAGACAAGCAGCTACTTAAGCTCTTGGATGAAATCATTGACTCCTCTGATGGTGTTCCTATTGGTAACTACCTATCACAGTTCTTTGCTAATTTATTCTTGTCTTACTTTGACCATTGGTTGAAAGAAGAATGTAAAGTGAAATATTATTTCAGGTATGCTGATGATATAGTGATACTTTCAGATAGTAAGGAGTTCCTCAGACATCTGTTCTTTGCAATCAGATTCTATCTTGAGGGACTCCTGCATCTGGAAATCAAACCTAACTACCAAATCTTTCCAGTAGATAGCAGAGGTATAGATTTTGTTGGATACAAGTTCTTTCATACTCACATTCTTTTGAGGAAGTCTATTAAGGTTAGAATGCTCAAATTGGTGAGAATGTTTGAAGAAGGACTCATATCAAAAGAGGAGCTAAGAAGAAGGCTTTCCTCTTATTTTGGATGGGCAAAGTTCTGCAACTCCAAGCACCTCCTATTTATTATTGAGCAGAGAACTGGTCTAAAGTTCTCAAATTGGAATGGTCATGAATCTTTGATTAGTCACTTCTATGATAAGACAGTTAGGTTTGTTGAGGTAGTTCCTTATAGCAAATACTTCAAGATTCATTTTATTTATCAAGGCAGACCTTATTCAGTCAACTCTAAGAGCAAGGCTCTTTATAAGATATTGCTGAATATAGAACAACCAGTAAATTATACATTCAAACAATATGGAAAGAAGACAAACTAGTACTGAAAGACCTCTTCCTATTGAGTATCTAGGTGATAACACCTACTACTACAATTATGATATTAGGGAAGCAATTATTCCCGATGAAGAGGGAACTCATATTGAGTACAGCTTTATCCAAGTCCATCTTAGAGGTCTTGCAAACTATGGAGACTGTGTAAAGGCAGTTATCAGAGCCTATGTTTCTGAGAGTGAAGAGTTTGACTTGGTGAATAGTTACAATAAGTATGTACTTGGTATGTCTACTGATGAAGCAGACAAGACCAATTACATTGAGTATCTTGAGCTACTTCAAACTATCAAGAACAATATTAGGGAGGATTTCTAATGGCTACATTTGTAACTGTGCAACCTATTGAGGGAGAAGCAGGAGTTACTGCTGTCGCAGTGACAGCTCCCGAATATACAGGGAGAAAGCAGAGAACAGATACAGTAACCTTTACTACCTCAAGTAACAAATCAGCTACAGTAACAGTAACTCAGGCTGGTAAAGAAGTATTCTTTGCCACAACAGGTTATGATGGGTCAGTCTATGTTGGATATAGAATTATTAGTGCCAATGGTGGAAATGGTTACATTGAAATTTCTACTAATAGCAGACAATTCTATATTGGCTTTTATGCTGGGGCATATACTGGTGTTGAACCCACGATTACAGGAGCTACTGTTGTAGGTCCCTCTGCTGGTGGGGCATCTGTTGTAGCTGGAGGGCCCAGTGGAGATTATGGCAGGTATTATACTTGGAAAACTATTACTCCTACAGGAGACCCTGGGGCTGATGGACTATATAGAATTAGAATCTATATGACTTTTGCTGCCAACAATACTCAGTCTGCAAAAACACTTAGCCTTAAGATTTATGATGCAGATGATTATTCTCATGGTTGGTCAGAAGATGCAAGTCAGGCAGCTCCTATTACTATAAGCCAATCTGCTCTATCTCCCACAGCTGAAGGCGATTCTACTCAGGTCACTGTAACTTCCCAAGAACACTGGGATGCCAGTGTTAATGACTAATAATCTAATAAACTATGTTTGAAATGGGTGAACTAGGAATTGGACTGCTAGGCCTTGGTGGAACCTTGGTAAGTGGTTTTACCTCTTGGTTTTTTACAAGAAAATCATATGAGGCCGAAGTAAAAAATAAGGAGGTTAATAACTTCGATGCAGCTCTTGATGCCTACAAGAAAATGTATGAAGATATGATAAATGACCTCAAGGACCAGAATGCAGACCTAAGGGGTCAGAAGGAAGACCTGAAGAAAGAGATAGAGACTTTGAAGAGTGAACTTTCTGAAAACAGAAAGCAAATCATTACCCTTACCAACTTTGTCTTGGCTTCAGCTCTTCAAAGAGCTGATGGGAACATCCCTTCAGAAACAGTAGAAACCCTTAAGGATATTATCAAGTAGTATGGCTAAAGGTAAAACAAAGAAGGCTACTTCTAAAAGTAGACCTAAACCTATGATTAGAAAACCCGGACTTTCTAAGGGAAGACCTTATGGCTGCGGAGGAAAACTTAAATAAGACTCTTTACAAGAGTATCTTATTTCTTCTAAAGGTAATTCCTTATGTTTTAGCATTTATCTATATAGTCTATACAGCTTTTGCTTTCTTTAACATTGACCTTATATTCTTAGGATATTTAGCACACATGTCTGTACTTCCTTGGATATTTCTTTTCCTTGCTTCTTATGTATTCAAGTTTTGTACAGTTCACAGGCTACCACTATACTATATATTGGTCAATGATACTATAACTACGATAGATGCTTACATAGGAATTCCTTTGGGATGGTTTAACCTCTTAATGTTACATACTGTCATAGTGGGAGTATTCTTATTTCTAATAATGTATTTCCACCAAAAGAGAAGAAACAAATGTTGAAAGTTTTAAGAGAACTGTTAGTTGGTATCATCCATGATATTGATGCTGGTAACTCAAACATTGAAGAGGAAGATGAAGTCAAGATAATAGAATCTCTGAGACAGTACACTAGGAAAGATAAGCCTATGAGTAAATATCAAGCTTATACCTACCTCAATATGAGTAGAGCTACATTTGACAACTTAGTCAAAGATGGCAAACTTCCTAAAGGTACTAAAATAGCAGGATTCAAAGAATTGTTCTGGTACAAGAAAGACCTTGACAAGGCAATAGAAAAATAAATACATTACTAAGAGAAATCCCTCGCAGAGTAGCTTCTGCGGGGGATTTTTTGTTTGTATAGTAATGTTGTCTTTCACCATAATTTTAACTTACCTTTGCACCTGTAAGCTTACAACAAAGGAAAAATATTAACATGTAAAACTCAAAATTATGGCAGAAGAAACTAAAACTTATGTCTTTGGTAATGATGGAGCAGGTCTTGGTAATCTAGTCCCAGGTATGCTCATGGGTGCTGGCCTTGGCAATGGTGGCTTTGGTGGAGCATTTGGTGCTAACAGCATTGGAGACCTTGTAGCCCTTGCTATTGTAGCCTCTATCTTTGGATGGGGTGGTAATGGTGGCTTTGGCTTTGGTGGGAACAGAGGTGGAGGAATGGCAGGTACTGGATTCCTTTCTAACCAAATCTCTGATACCTCAACAAGAGACATTATCCTCCAAGCTATCAGTGGAACTGATGCTGATGTAAAACAGCTTGCATCTACTTGGCATGTTGATGTTGAGTCTGTAAAGACTGGTATCAACACTGTAAACAGTGCTATTGCTTCCCTTGCTGCTCAGAATGGTGTGAGTGCAATGCAGATTGTCAACTCTATCCAGAGTGGTAATGCAACCCTTGGAAGACAGCTCTGTGAGTGCTGCTGCGAGAATAGACTTCTCACTACTCAGCAAGGCTATGAGTCAAGAATTGCTACTATTGAGCAGACTAACCAGCTAGGTTCACAGGCTGATAGAAACACAAGAAGCATCACTGATGCTATTGCTGCTCTTCAGACTAACATGACCAAGGAGTTCTGTGATGTGAAGGAAAGAGAACTTCAAAACAAGATTGAGGCTCTTACTGCAAGCAACACAGTTCTTAGAACTCAAATTGACAATGCTGCTCAGACAGCACAGGTAGCTGCAATGCTTGCACCAATCAATGCAAAGCTTGTAGAGATTGAAGGAAAGCAACCTAACACTGTACCAGTGCAATGGCCAAACCTTGTAGCTGTTAACACTACACCTAATCCTTATGCAGGACTCTATGGTGGATACAATGGCTATGGCTATGGTGTTAATGGAGGTTCCTATTGGGGTTAATTCTTAAATTGAACAGTTATGGCAAAGTTTCCATACCAATATGTAAATATCAATGGAGTGCCAACTATTCAATCAAGAAGAGTTACAGTTAGTACAACTTCAGTGGATTTCCTCTTTAGACCAGATTGGGATAGAAGTCCTTTCAGAGGACTAATCCTAGTCTACCTCTCAGAGGAAATCCCTGAGGGTACTACAACTACTCTCCCAATTAGATTTACTATGGCAGGCAACACTCAGAATGTTACTACTGCAAGTGGTGATAACTGGACAGTTGCTGATGTAGTTGGCCCAGGAGTTTATCTGTTCTACTATGATAGACTCTCCAATATTTTGCAGAAGATAGATTAAAATTAAGACAGTATGTTTCAATCAGTTAGACCTAATAGTCAGATATACATTTTCCATAAAGGAGATGCCCCAAAAATAGAGGTTGGCTTTGTGACTGCCCAACCAGTGATAAGACCGAAGTATCAAGTTCCACCAGCTTTTGGACAACCTCAAGAAATGGTGGTAGATATAGCAGCAAAGGTTAATGGGCAGACCATTAACTATAATGGACTCCCTGCCAATCTTGACATTGCAGATAGTCTCAGTAATGGAGAGAGTATTGTAATCTCTGACAACAAAGAAGCAATGAATGCTGAGATTCTCAGCTTGAAGCAAAAGAGCTTGGACATTATTAACAGTGTTGAGTTCCACAAGAACTTGGCAAATAATTGTGATAAGATTCTATCAGAGCTCAATCCAGAGTTTGCAGAGAAGCAGGCTCAAAGAGAAGAGATTGACTCCCTTAAACTTCAGATGTCTGAAATGTCAAGGAACATTGGAGACCTTATGGAGGCTAACAGGAGACTGATTGAGCAACTGTCCAAAAAGGAGAACTAATTATGAGAATGTGGGAAATTAGAGAGAATCATGAGGATGATTCAAGATATGGCAGAAGAGCTTCAAGAGGTGATGAGAGTAGCTATAGACATTCAATGAGAAGTTACAAGGAAGACCCCCTTGATGAGGCCTATGACTGTGGCTATGAAGATGGTTACAGAGATGCAATGAAGGAATCTAAGTACTCTGAAAGAGGAGGCTATAGATAAGTGTGTAATTGAGGGAGTGGGGTTAATCTTACTCCCTCTTTTTATTTGAAGACTATGAGACTGGATGATAGACAAAGTTTTCCTTCAGGAATGGAGGAATATCTGGGATACTATGGCTGGCATTTCAGCAAGAAGATGTGTGATTGGGCCACTCACAAGATGTATAAAAAGGTAGGAGGCAAGAAGGAATATATTACTCCTTATACTAGGGAAGACCTCAAATCTTTGTTCCAAGTTTATGGAATTAAGGAAGAGGTTACATATGATGCAGTGTACATTGCCAACATGTGTAAAGCTGACTTCTTTGGTTCATCAATTTCTGATGAGGCTCACCTTGTAAAATATGTTGTGGATGTCATTACAGACAGTGATGCCTATGATGGTATGCCCTTCACAAGATTCTATGCTGATTGTATTGGTAGTGGCACTCCCATCGATTGGGAGGACATGCTATGATAGTTCAGAACCTTTATATTGAAAAGTATGATTGGTATGTTGAGGTATTCTATGCTGTTGAAGGAATAAACATTCCAAGCATAATGAAAGCCCTCGAAAATATACACTGCTCTGAAGAAGACCTGCTTGAATCTTACTCTCTTCTCAGGAGGTCAGAATACAATGTAGGATTGACCTACTCTAACTTTGAAGAGAGGAGTTCAGTAGTTGTTATAGGACTTACTAATTCAGCAGCAGAGTTCCAAGATACATTTGACCATGAGAAGGGGCATCTGGCTATGCACATTGCTATGTCAGAAGATATAGACCCATTTGGAGAAGAGTACCAATACCTTACAGGAGCTATTGGTAAGAAAATGTTCAAAGCAGCAAAGCTCTTTATGTGTGATAATTGTAGAACTAAACTTACTGAGATTATAGGGGAAGGTTAAATTAACCTCCCCTTTTCTTTTGCCTCTATTCTAACTAATTTAGTTAAGAACTCTAACTAAACAATTTTAGGTATTGCATTTGAAAATAAATTTGCATACCTTTGCACAAGTTTTTACAGGAGATTAAATATGGAAGAACTAAACATTGAGAATGTGCTTCTGCCAGATGAGATTGAAAATCTCTTTAATGGTGGAGGACAAGAAGAGAATAATCCAGGAACTCCTCCCCCTGAAGGAAAAGAAGAGAAGGAGACTACTGAGGAAGTTGATACTGACAATCTATTTCCAGAGAGCGTAGGTAGTGAAGAAAAAGAACCCAAGGAAAAGGAAGATACCACACCTGAAGGTGATGGTACTTCTCCAAAAACTGACTTCTACTCTTCCATTGCCAAAGCCTTGAAAGAAGATGGTATCTTCCCTGACCTTGATGATGATACAATCAATGGTATTAAAGACCCTGAAGGATTTGCTGAGGCCATCAAGAAGCAAATCAGTGCTGGCCTAGATGAGACCCAGAAGAGAGTTAATGATGCACTGGAAGTAGGTGTAGACCCTAATGCAGTACAGTACTTTGAGAGAGCAATCTCCCAAATGGAGGGCATTAAGGAGGAAGACATCACTAATGAAGAAACTGGTGAGAATCTCAGAAAGCAGCTTATCCTTAGGGACTTTATGAATAAAGGCTATTCTAAAGAGAGAGCTGAAAGGGAAGTCAAGAAGTCACTTGATGCTGGTACAGATGTAGAGGATGCTAAGGAATCCCTTGAAGAAATCAAGAAGCATCTGCACAAGCAATATGATGACCTTATCAAGGCAGCACAGGAAGAGGCAAGAAAGGATGAAGAGCAAAGA